CTTGTTTAAATTCGTTCCAGGTTTGAATATCTTCATATAAAGTTTTCACTATACTATTTCCTTCTACTGTATTAAAATATAGCCCTTTTCTTTTTAGAAAAGGAGGGATTGGTTTCCATAAAGATTTAGTTCTGGTTAATATTAACCAGTCCCCTTTGGTCATATCAATATCATTTATTTTATATCGCTGATAAATATTTCCTGGAATATCTCTAGGTAAATAATCTTTAGGGATTCGGTTAAAATAAATGCGTTGAATAATATTTAAAGCTTTCGTTTGAATTAAACTTGGGACTCTTTCAGATTTGGTTAATGCAATGTTTCTAGCTGGCCATTTAATAAATGAATTAACATCAGCACCAGCCCATCCAAAGATAGCTTGATCATCATCACCGGCTATCCATACATCACATTTAGTTTCTTCTTCAATTTTTTTAATCATCGACCACTGAATTAAAGATAGATCCTGTGCTTCATCTACAAATATAACTTTAAATGTAGGAGATTTTCCTTTGTCTAAAAATTTTTGAACCATGTCGGTAAAATCAATTAGACCATGGGTCTGTTTATAATTATTTATTTCTTTTTCAATAGCAATAAGTTTTCCTCGAGTGATCCAAGTTAAGTGTTCATTTAAATCAAATTGTTGTTCTGCAGAAATTTGTTTAACTCTGGCTAAATTAATAAGACTTAAGTATTCACTGTTGGATGAAAAGATTCCATTAAAGTTGTTGGTCTCATAGGACGCATATTTAATTTGAATACCACAGCTTTCTCCGATTGCTTTATAATTCCCCTCCTGCATTACATTTTCTTCTTTAAGCCCTAGAGTATTAAAAGCTAACGAGTGAAGAGTTTGAAAATACTTTATGTCTTTTTTAGTTAGATCTTCATTCTTAGCTAGAAATCTGTCTCGCGCTTCTCCCGCTGCCTTACGAGTAAAAGCGAAGTAGCCAATTTTATCTAGGGGTGTACCTTTTTGAACATATTTATGTACTTCATTTAAAAGTCTTCGTGTTTTTCCGGTACCTGGTGGTCCTAATACTTTATAGCGCATTAATAATGACTTCCTTTTCTTTCTACTGGTTTATATTCGATTTTATGAACATGTAGTTGTTTGACTTTACAAACTTTAAGAGTTTTACCATCCACATTTAATGAATGATCAAATTCTACAAAACATCTGTCTTTTAATTTTTGTGCAATTTTTTCTTCTGGTATTTTCCAACTACTTCCGAGATGTTCAAGGAAGGAATTGAATCTAAAGTAATGAAATCCTTCTTCTGTGAAACAAGATCCGTTCTGAATTTGATTTCTCTCTTGAGCTTGTGGACCATTAATACAATACTGATATAGTTCTTCTTCAAGTCTGTCTTCTAGTTGAGTTCCTTTAGGTGGAGTAATTTTTTGACCATTTCTTCTCCAGTCATTTAATTTTGCTCTAAAATCTTTTGGTTTTAAAGGTTCAAACATGGTTCCGGTTTGTTGCCATATTAAATTAAGAACTTCTTTTTGTGTGGTCATTAATTTGGTATTGGACACAATGACTTGATATTTATCATCATTGGGCATAATGACATTAAATCTATACTCAGGTTCAGAATAACTAATCATTTCAAAATCTTGAACTTCTGGAAACACAGAATTAGAATCTGATTTAATTCCGAAAGGTCTTTTGTAACAAAGACTTCGCATACATTTATCTTTAATTGGATCTTCATAACAGGTATGTCCTGCTGTATCTCCGCTCCATGCTTTTATTTTAGAGTCTAGTTTTGCCTTATCCCAAGGATCTGCTAAATACTTATAGTTTGCTTTTGATACTTGGTCAGGCCATTTGTCTTTATATTTCTTTTTCGCAAAGACCATGTAGTTATACATATAGCGATCTCTGCCATCTTCTAGTTTAGATAAAGCACACAGTGCTAGACATGGAGGACCATCTTCAAATTCTGGATCGGTACCGAGTAATATATTTCTATGAGCTTCTTCTACAAGTTTATTAAGTTTTGTGTTGTCTACTTTAGATTCATTGGCAAATTTTATAAATTCTTCAATTGATAGTTTAGAACTATTCTTGTCTATGGCATATCTATTCGATCCACCATTATTATAGTAGGGTAAGTTGATAAAGTTACCTGGTTTTATATCTCCTTTATCATCCTTCTGTAGTTCTTTCTGTTTCGGAAAAACCTCAGTAGCTGGTTTTAATCCTAGAGGAAGCAGAAAAGCTTTTAATGCCTCTATTAAATCAATAGTTGGAATAGGTTCTTTTAAAAATACATAACAATGTAAACCCCCACTTTTAGATAAAATTGGGACTATAGGAAGTTTGTGCTGTTGAATTAAAGCTAAATACTTTTCGATTTTAAATGCACCATAGTCAGGTGGATCAACATCAATACATCCAAATTGAACAGTCTTATCTATTCTACATGGTTGAATTCCAATTGATTTTTTCCCTGTTAAATGATCTAAATAATCCTTCTCTGTAATCGGGCGACCTGCCCATTCATAATTTGGTTTAATTTTATTTTTATCGGAGTCTATTGAAGTGTTAGACATATCGGCTATGCCGAAGTCCCCTTCATATCCTTTAAATAATTCTATAAATTCTTTTTCCATAACAATCCCTGTTTTCGGGCGGGTTAAGTCTCCCGCTCCCGCCCTATTTTCTCCCCGAGAAAGAAACTAATAATTAGATTCTTCCTTTGTGTTTGATGCAGCGTTACTTTTTTTTAAAGAGTTATGGAATTCTCTAGCCATCTGATAGATGGGTGCATTATCCACTTTTCTTAACAAAGATACTTTGTATCCGTGCCAAGTAAAACTACCAGAGTTTTCAACAGAATTTAATTTATAAATTCGAGAAAATATTGGTGCAGGAACGTTTTTATTTGTTTTAGGATCAGTTTCAAATTCATTTTCCATTAATGAATTCCAATTTCTACTCTCTTTAAGTTGAGTAGACTTCATCGTCATCAAAGCTTTTTCGGGTCTGTCTCCATTGATAATAACAAAATGATTTGCTGTCTTAATGATTTGATTACCATTGTCCAACATATCTTTGTTTTGTTCGTTTTGAGTTGTCTTCACCATAATGCCTGGTCCTCTATCATTATGAATAGGTCTACCTTCTCTTCTTTCAAAAGGTGCCCATTCTGGGTAGGTCATTCTGTAAAAGACAGGAATTAACTCAATTCCCTTCTCTCCACTATACAGTTTTTTAGTTACTGTATTATAAAACATACCGGCTTCTGCGCCTTCAACATATTTAGCATGTTTTTTCTTTGTTTCATCTGAACCACTTTGAAGTAGTTTCAGAAAAGGTAATGCAAGATCGCCTTTATCAATGTTCTCAAGACCCATTCCTGAATCTTGTACAAAGTCTAAAGTCGCTACTGCTCCACCTTGTTTTGTCGCTATGTCACTTGTTCCTTGTGTCATGTTATTTGCTCCTTGTTATTTTTGTTCTGTTTCCTTTGAACAGGTTAAAATGTTCAGCGGGCAGTTCTTGATTATTTTCAGAACGCTCTCTGAACAGTGCTTTGAGTGTCATGGGCTCCACCTTCAGTTTCTGTGAGGGTTGATACCCACGACCTCGTGCAAGGTCTGCGTATTCGCTCGCCTTGTTATCTTCGTTACGACCAAAGGAAACAGTAATCTCATTTTTAATAAGATCACCCAGGTCATTGTCTCGAAGCCATTGATAAGCGCGTTCCTTGTTTGCTACAGGAATAGTAGCGCTATAAATTTCTTTAACTTCTATGGCTGAACCATCTTGAAGTTTAAGAGTTTTTAATTTCATTGATTCCATAATTTCAGGAATTACTTCTGCAGAAATTTTATCAGCTCGCTCTTTCTTTTGTTTTAAAAGAGTTTCTTCTTTGATTATTTCTCCTTCTAATTTCTGAAGATTAATTACGTAGTTAGAAAGACTTCTAACATTTTCTATTTCATCCACTTGTTGAGGTGCGTCCTCAACAAACATTGTTTGTAGTTTTTCATTACTCATTTATTTCTCCTTTCTCGTATAGATTAATGTTAATAGAATAATATTTTCTTTCTTGTTTATCCCATTTGAGTAATTGATATTTGCCATTAGTCATATCTGAGACTATAGAACAAGCCACCCCAATAATAGCAGGATCGCCGGTCAATAATAAAAAATCTTTCGGTCTGTAATTTTGTAAACCTTTTCTTAGTTTAAAAATCAGTGGACCTGGGTAAAAAATAATTTGTGAAAGTTCAGGCAAAAGAAACTTGAATGTTCCAAATTCTGCTGCTCCCATAATATTTATTTTTGGTCGGCCATCTCTTGTCCCTGCAATTTCTTGAATAACGTAAACAATAGGCTTGGAGGTTTTAATATCTTTATAATCTATATTTTCTTTCATTGACAAATTATATAATATGTCCTATAGAATAAGTCAATAGAAAGAAGTATGAATTATAAATTTAAGACGGAGCCTTATAAGCATCAGCTTACGGCTTTAGAAAAATCATGGAATAAAGAAACCTATGCTTACTTCATGGAGATGGGCACAGGTAAAACTAAAGTACTTATTGATAATATGGCTATGCTCTATGATAAAGGTAAAATTGATGGAGCATTAATCATTGCTCCCAAAGGAGTAATTGGAACCTGGTATACTCAAGAATTACCAGCTCATTTAGTGGATCATATAGAGAATGTGACCGTACTGTGGCAAGCCAATATAACTAAATCCCAATCCAGAAAATTAGGGAATTTATTTAAAATCGGAGAAGAACTACACATTTTAATTATGAATATAGAAGCGTTCAGTACTCAAAAAGGTGCTCAATTTGCTCAAAAATTTATGCTTTCTCATAAAACCCTGATGGTCGTAGATGAATCCACC